CCAATTGAATTAAATCATCATCACCACTAAAACCAATCAATCCTTTCCTGTCTTTATCAACATACAACCTAATATAGTCAGACCCCTGTGCTGTCCGCCTGTTAATATTAAGTTTCTGCCCATCCACTCCATCTCCTATAGCAGCGTTATCATAGAACATATCAATAGAAACATCGGCACTCATATCGAGAACACCATCGGTGAGAGTTGAGCCGATTGATATGTCAGTGTCTCGGAAGTTAATTTCACCTGTGGTGATGAGGTTGCCTGCATAAAAATCAAAGTTCTTCGCACTACTTACTCTTAAAGCATTTTGAGATGATGAACCGCCAGTCCCTGCTCTTATATCAAAATTACCCCCGCTAAAAGCAAAGACGGTAGCACCAGCACTGCCTGTAAGGAATTTCCCTGTTTCGCCTCCGCCAGTTGATATAATACTGCCTGATGTAGTATAATTACCCGTCCCTGCGGAAATGTCTACATCCGAACCTGTGATGTTGCCTACATTAGTAAAATTACCGGAAGCATCTATTGTAACAGAGGTATTGCCTATAATGACATTGCCACCATCTTCGGCTAATACAACATCACCAAAAACACTACCAGCACCGGTTTTGGTTTTAAGTTCGATGTTTCCACCTCTGCCAACACCACCACCACCGGCGGTAAGCAGAATATCACTACCTCTTACCGCTGGGGAGACGGCATCGCCGCCGACCACGGTTAAAATATCGGGGGCATCTAATCCCGCACCATTAAAAGAGGCACTCTGAATATCTATTACGCCGTCAGTATCAAAATAGCCACGGCTTTCTATCGTGATAGTATCAAGAACAATAGAATCGCTGACAGTTAATACGCCGGCATTAGTCCAGCAATTGGGAAAAGGAGCATTTCCTAATTCTATATCGCCAAGAGTAAGAATAAGGTTATTATCAGTTATGAGAATATTGCCAAAGGCACTGATACCACCGTTGGTCAAAATGACATTACCATTGGTTAAAGTAATACTGTTACTGGATATTGTCCAGTTGCCGGTCAAATCTCTTGTACCGTCAGTTAAGAGATACTGGCTATGGTCGTCATCGGCCAAGCCCAAGAGCAAGCCGTGGTCGAGCAGGCCGTTAATATATTCTATAGAACATATACGGTTGTCTCTCATTTATTTACTTTCTTGCCTTTTTTATGTGAATATTAGTGCTGTTTATACTCTAAAACGCTTCAGGATGCCCCAGGATGCCCTAACTCCCCTCAACCCCTACCAAACTACCTTTTTTTTCAAAAAGATTTAATTTTTCACTTGACAGGCCGTGTCCAATAGGGTATGTTGTAATCAAAACTATTTAAGGAGAACAAAAATGAAAACCAGAATTCTAATTGTGATGATTGTATTGTCTGTCGGATATATGGCTTTTGCCAGCCCAGACAGTCCTGGCCGCTCGATGATGTCGGCCTTATCCGGTATTCAGGACGCAATTCTATCCCTGACCGAACCGGAAGTCAGTACCGAAAAAGAATGGTATCATGGACGATTCCAAGTTAGTACCGCCCATAACGATGCGATTTTTGTCGTACCGGCAGGTCAGCAGTTTGTTTTGCGGAGATTATATGCGCATCCAACATATAACGATGCAACGCTTTGGCATTTAGCAGCCAATCAAACAACTATTTTATACGGCTCAATCAATAAATATAGTTTTCAAACCGGTACTGGCAGTATAATATATAAATTCCAGCACGACTTTCCTGATAATTCCGTAACCGTTAATTCGGACGAAACCCTGAACGTAGTTAATGAAAGCGGTGCATCACTGGATATAACAGTCATTGGCTATTTCCAAACTATGCCGTGGTAACATTGGTGGCAATTTGGGCTTTAGTTTTTACCGCCTATTAGTTCCCATAAATCTTGTTCTTCGGTTGTTTCGTATATACGCTTTATGCCGATAAAGGGAACACCTGTTGAGATGGCTGTTGCCTCGAATAGTGCTGGCATTATTTTATCCATATCACCAGAAAATATTGCACCGGAAGTTTTTGCTGCTGTTGAAATTACTGATGGCGAAGGCGCCCCCCATCCTCTTTTGCCTGCAAGAGTAGCCGAACCTATAACTGGCAACGATGCTAATGCTTGGTCTGTTAATGCTTCAAGAATATCGTCTCTGTCTTCGGGTAGCTCTTTGTGTTGTAATGCCCATATCCAAGCAGCTACTATAGACAGGGCTATGACCGACCTACCAACCTCTGCAAATTGCCGGTTATACCACGCAGCAGGTATATCGTGAGTAGCCACATTATATATTTGATTGAGTTGATTAGTGAACATAGTAAACCAATTTAATACTTCGTTACTTGCATACACTTGGGCGATGTCTTTTGACGCCGCCGCTGGTTGTGTTCTTAAAGAAGTTTGTCGTGCTTTTTTCGCTGCTTCCGTTAATGATAAGCCCTGTCGTAATTGGTAATTGATTACTGCATTTTCGCCGATAACTCTAACGGCACGGTCGACTTCATATATCCCCCGTAAGCCAGCAGTACCAATTTTCCGTACGATAAAAGTTCGTGCAGATTTATTGGTATGTTTCAATTCTTCCATTTCTCTTACAATTTGAGCGTGGCTGATTTGCCTGTTATGGCTTTGAATTGCTTCAAGGGTTTTCTTCGGATTTACTGCTACTTGTATGGCAGACATTAGTAAATCGGAAAAACTTGAATTGACTGCATAAAATGCCAGCGATGGTGCTTGTTTGGCGACTGTCAATAAATTATATGACAGGAAAGCAACAGCAGTATTTTTTCTAAGTGCTCGTGAAATATTTTCAATATCGTCAAAGTTTCTATAGAAATCTGGATTTGCCGTACGCTTGAGATAATTTTTCAACGAACTGTATACGGGTTCACCAAACTTATCTTTTACATTATCAGCAAAGCTTTTATTATTAACAACTGCATTTAAGTCTTTTAGTAACTTTGCCATCGCAATATAATGTTCCTGCTTGCGAACTTCGCCCTCCCAAACCCTTGTTAAAGATGTATCAATTGGAAGTTGATACTCTGGGGGAATCATTTGCCTCTCTTTAGTAAACTTGTCGTGAACCTGAACCGTACCAATTCTGTAATCGCTTTCATCAGAATAATCAAAGCCAGCCAGAATATCATCCTTGTTGGCTTTGTCCACACCAATCCTACGCATCTTGGTATAATTCGTTACTCTGCCCAAATCTCTGTTTTCCGCTTCAATCACAGCATTTCTAATCCTATCCCAATTGTCTGCGTATTCTTCAATGACAAATTCCGCCCACTTCTTTTCTTCGTTGGTTAGTCCTTCAACAACTTGGTTAAAAATATCCTCTGTAATAAGAAGCGTTTTGCCACTTTCCATTTCGATGCCACCCTGCTGAAGAGCCAGACGGGATTGTTCATTCATCCAACCTGCATAAATACCACTCATATCATCAACCGTGAGGGTTATGTCGCCAACCTTTCTTCTTCTGGAAAAATGGAATAAAGACAAGCCAAGTTCTTTAAGTTTTGCTTTACCTCTTTGCTGGCGATGGTCAACGTGTGTTAGTTCAGAATCAGTTGCATCTTGGATGGCAGTATCGAACATTGTTACAAGCGTACCTGCGAATTTCTTTGCACCATCAAGCATATCAAGCAATCGTAACGGCCTTAAAAACGAAGCCCTTTCTTTCTTAAAGCCTTTAGGTTTTCTGGCGTTTTTGATAGAATCATTAGCGGCTTTGACCATTTTATTTAACTTGGCCTTGTTTTGTTTTGCCATTAACTTAGATTTGAGTTTGCCAAGCTTCGATAATCGTTTAATCTCGTCAAAGACTTGTTGTAATTGTGCCATCGATAAAGATTCTATATCTCGTTTTTCTAATGATTCAAGTATATCTTCTGGGATTTCATTGGCTTGGTCTGGATTATCTTCTAAGTGTTTACGGAGGGCGGCTTTCTTTTTTGCACCTTTTACATCTTTTACCTTAAAATCTATAGCAGATTGGATTTCTTTTATCGCCTTGGCATAGAACGGGTCAAGATTCTTGCTTGGTTCAGCTTTGATTTTCTCGGCAAGGTTCTTTCTGAGTTGTACTTGTTTGCGAAGATATTGTAGCTCTCTAAGTTCTTTTCTTGCGGCAGCAAAACCTTCCTTCGCCGCCTTTCGTACTCTACGCATAACACTGTTAAGCTGTTCTATTCTGGTAACGGTAACCTTGTCTGCTTTTGACATTTGAACAGAAAAAGATATTCTTTGATTTACATTATCTACAGTAAGAATAGTAGGTTTAGTTGCCCTAACAACTGTAAATGGCTGGTTGGGCTTGGGAAGCTCAAGGACTTTTCTAAGTTCCCTAATATCACCCCAATCCGCATTCACCCTTGCTAAATCATTTTCTGTTCTTATTAGATTATCATTAAGTCTTTGTTCCAAACTTGCCTCAAGCATTACTAATGTACTCATCGCCTGGTCGCCGGTCATCTCAATGGCTTCTCGCTTTGTAGGGAACGGGCCTTCGAGGAACGGTTTAACATCGCCCTCTTCTTTACCGAAAATTTCAGCGAATTTCTTTGCCATTCGGCGAGTAACATTGCCAATATAAAGTCTTGGCTTAACCGTTAATGGTAATTCTCTCTCAATGCCCTTTTCTATTTTGGTAACTTCGATTTGTTCTTCTTTTGGTAAAGCAGTAATTTCTTCGCTTATTTCTGTGGGTTCGATAACTTGTTCGGCCAGGGTTTTTGGGTCTACTCTTGGGCGTATATCAATAACACGGCCAATCTGTTGGTCAGGTGCAACTTTGTCTTTAATTTTTACGCCTTGTTGGTCAATAACATTAACCACCGTACTGCCTACGTGACCTGGAGCAGCAAGAATAGAAAACGCTTGAACAGATTGTATTGCCGTGTCTTTGTATCGCCTCATTATTTCATCAACAGAAGCGTGTGGAATATCGCCATCGTCAGCCCTGTTGCGAAGATATTTGGCAAGTTCGCCACCAACTATATTTGATGATTCCTGTCCAAGTTCCTGTAAGGTTTCAACGGTTATAGTTTTGCCATAAGACCGCAATTGTTTACTGGCAAGCTTTAATAAAGACTTATTTTTGATGGTTTTGCTTATTGCAGTCTTTATGCCTTTGCGCAATAACCTTTTAGCGCCTGGAATGGTCTTGATTAGTTCATCTATTTGTGCTACTTCCAATAAACCATTAACAACACCAACGCCAAGGGCTATTGACCTCGCAATGTGCGGGTCTATTCTTTCGCCATTTGGCCCTTTCATCTGAAGCAACTCGTCAAACATCAGCCCAGCTTCAATTTCTGTTGCTCTTTTTGCTCCACCGTAAACCGCACCAACTGTCCCAAAAGCAACAAAAGCACCTGGCACTGTAACTATTTCTTCTGGTAATAAGACCTGTGGCCCTACCTGTCCCGCTATAGCAGCAGCGCCAGCGGCTGGCAAGCCCGTTGCAAGACCATATTTTGCACCAGATGACATAGTATCCCACATCATCGGCAACATATTGGTTGCAGCGTTTAGTGATGACTCAAACCAATTATCACCACCAGTAGGCAGTTGAGCAACTGGCGGTAAATCAAAATTGATTGTCTTCAGACCAATCATTTCCTGCCATCGAATTTCAGCCCTATCCAACTGATTTCTGCCATTGCGCCAACTATTCTTTATGCCTTCCCATGTATCAACCGTGCTTTCTTTGTTCATTAACGCTCGTAGTGCTATTGCATTAGCTTCTATATCGTTAATTCTGCTACTGGTGATACTCCCTACAAATGCAGCCATTTTGTATTTATCTTCGACTTCTTTCGCTAAGGGACTGGTAATCGGGTCTTGATTGAGCAAATTAATTCTATGACGGTCATCATCACCAAGAAAGCTTTTGACATCAAAATCGTTCGATGTTATCCTATTAACATCTATAACAGGTCTATCTATTATTGACGTGGTAGCCAAAGCGCATCTCCCTTATCGTTTGTGCCAGCATAAAACTCATTGATAGTTTTATCCCCAACTTTTCTTGTGCGAATATCACCAAACCGGAATCTTTGTTTTACTTTGTTTCCCTTAATATCAATATAGGTATGATTAAATCCCCGCTCATCCCACCCACCAAATCCACCCCAAAACCTAAATTCCTTAGTTATTAAGCCCGCAAAGAATTTATCAGCCACTGCTTCGGCAGGCTTCTGGCTGTCAATAAATTCCTTCATTTTCCTTTTTAGTTCAAGATATGTTATGCTTGTCTTTGCCTCATCTTTATCGCCGAAAAACTCTGCATTGAGAAGAGTTGAAAATTGGGTATTGTATTTTGTAATCGGAGCTATTAGTCCTTTTTGGGCTTCTCTTAGTCTATCTACCATGCCCGTTACATTTTCTGTGCCTATGCCCTTGGTGGAATTTTCATATAACTGGGCTTCTGTAATAGCCATTGGGTTAAGGTCAATAATTGCTTCGGTTCTGGCTACCACAATTGGGTTACCTTTTTTGATAAAGTTCACTTCCCCCTGTTGTTCGGCCTTTTGTCCTGCTACATATTCGTCATAGTGCTGGTCAGCTTGTTCTGGGTCTTTCCACGCCAAATTAAAATCTTCTCTTGTTAAAGGTTCAACCTCACCTGTAGTGTCAGCAAAATAAGCATCCTCTTTTTCATAAAGAGCAAGTTTGGCTTCTCTGTTTTCTTCATCAAGCACTTTCTCGGCTTGATTTTGTGCTGTAATTGCAGAAGCAATAATGGTATCATAATCTTTGGCCGTAAGCCCATCCCTGTCTGGAGTGTCAGCGAATGGGCTTTCCCCAGATTCTATTCTTTTTTTGGCGTGCGTGATTGCTTTTTTAACTATGGCATCAGTTGGTTTCTTGCCATTAAGAAGATGATTTATTTCTTTTTTGGTTAATGTTGGAATTAGCGTTGGTATTTGCGTTTCTTTACCATTAAGCTCTACTCCTATGGATATTTCAGTTGCAATCTTTCCGCTGCCATCTTGCATTTCTAATTCGCCCAAAAAACCCTTACCCTTCAATGTTTTATCTGCTCTGCGCCCAGCCCTAAGCACTTCTTTTTTTGTCTCCATTTCCTTAATTATATCTTCTGGAAATAATTTGGATTGATTTAGATAAAATCCTATTTTTGCTTGTTTAAGGGCTTCTTCTAAATGGATTGCAGCAATTTCCTTAGTATATTTTCTTTCAAGTGCCGCTTGGGTTAATTTTATTTGCTTATCTATATCTTGTGCTGCCGTTAAAGAACCATCATCGTTTGATATTTTCAAATCTAAATTCTTTTTGCTTATATCAATATCATTTTCAACTTGCTGAGTAATGGTAAGAATCTGAATCCCCTCATTCAGTTCATTCTCAAACGCCTGCTGTTCAATTTGTTCATTTGCCGCCGCTTCTGATGAAAACTTCTGTTGGTTAAAAGTCTTTTTCTGTGAGGCGATGATTTTTTGTGTGCCCTCTGCCCAAGTATCAGGGTCGGGATTATTCAGCATAAACTGTTTCGTCTGGAGCTTGGCCAAATCCCTTGACTCGCCAGCAGCATTTATAGATAATGAATCCCGTGCCTTTTCGCCCCTCTTGCGTAACTCTTTCAAAACCCCGCCTATCTGCTTTAGGGTCTGAGCGCTTTCCGTAGAAAACGGGAACCCAGATGGGTCTATAAACGGAGTCCTTTGGACTGTGGTTTGGAGTTGCGCCCGCTCAACCGGAACTGGAACCGTCGAATCTGCTCGTTCTATTCTTGCCATAATTTATTTACCAAATATAAATCCACCAGATGATGTTCTGCCCGTGGCAGTAGCAGCACCACCAGGACTAACGCCACTACTAAATGCAGCAAATTGAGGACTTGGACTTGCAGTGCCAAGTATCGTACCGCCCGCTTTAATATATGAGAGCTGTTTTGCCTGCTTTCCTAATGTAAATGCAAATTGGCCTCTTGCAAGACTTAGCTGACCTCTGAATAATTCCTGTCTACCCAAGACCTTGCCTTTGAATATTTCAAATGCCGCCGCCTGCTTTAGTTCCCGACTCCTGATTAGACCTCTTCTTAAAGTTAAATTCCTGTCAAGAAAGAACTGGAATGCCGTATCAGTAAGAAGGCTTAATGTAGCCCCTGCTAATCCTATACCGGATTTTCCAACCAATGCTCTTTGGGCAGCTTGAACAATCTTTCCTTTACGGGAAACCCTTTGTTCTTCTACTGCTGCTGCATCTTCTTCAGCTTTTGCCTGCCTATTTAATGCCGCTGCATTAGCTTCGGCTGCATCGTTTAGCGCTCTTTGGTTAGCTCTTGCTGCCGCAAGGTTTCTCTCGCCAATCTGTTTAGCGAACTTACCTTGAGCCTCAGCAATCTGCCCTTCTTTTATCTGACCAAAAGCTGTAAATAAAGCACCCATTAAATCACCATCGAATACTTATTATAAATATTACCGTTGTATTTTTCTTTTTCGTTTGTTCTTTTAAGATTGATTAACTTGGCCAACTTCTCACCTTTACAGAATTTGTCTAAAATATAAGTTGATATTCTCACATTACCAACAGAAGTAACCATAAGATTAAAAGCTTCCTTGACAGTTCTCGCCCACATAAACGGTCTTTGTGAACAATCCTTGCTCATTTTGACCCAAACCATACCTTCTTTTTCATCTACAAAACTAACTCCACCGCAAGCCATTGTTCTGCCCTTTTCTACCGCTGTAACGGCTATGCCTCTTTTAAGCATATTATCAAACTGACCCAATGAAGCGAAGGGTTCAACTGGGTCTCTAATCTTTAACGCATCGCCATCTTTATATAATTTGAATATTATCGTTTTTCTTCAACCTCGAATGATATTACTGTAGAAAGTGCAGTGAAGGGAACTGGGTCATCAGATACAATAGTTACGTAAGCATCTTCACTGAATCCGCCCTGGGCAAGTCTTTTGCTCTCATTAGTATCCTGTGAATCGGTACTATAAGTCGCCCCTAAATCCTGTAAATATTCCGTACCACCATATTCCTGACCTGCGCTGCCAAGCAAAGAACGGATAAATCTTACCACAACAGAATGGATACGTTTTATTCTGGTCTGTAATGTTCCCTGTGGGCTTGGTGGAATAGCAAGACGCATTGTCCGAACCTTCATTTTGTAGGGAAGTCCGTACTGAACGACAGATGCGTTAGTGGCAACGCCACCTTTTTTCAAAGTAATTATACCAGTACTGGCATCAGCAGTTGCGTTATCAAATACTTCTCCATCAGCGAATACGGCTACAGTTTCACCTTTCAGATGGGCGGCAGTTACGGTCGCTGTAGAAGTGGAATCATAAGTAAGTCCGGAATCAACAAAGAAAGCATCCTCTATATCATCGCCCCAGTTTCTTGGCTTGAACTTTACAACGTGTCTTACTACGGAACTGTCTATCGTCCATTTAACAGAAGCCCAAACCTCATCTTCTGTAGAGCCGTGAATCACCGCTACGCTCTCAACGATTCCAGTATTTGTTTCTACATCAGATGAGTTACCGAATATCTGCCTCGCCCAACCGGAAACTTCTTCTGCCGGTTCGTAGGTAAAGGTCGGCATTACGCCATCTGTTCTCGTAGTCCATATAATAGAATCGGGCACTCTTTGGACTGCCATATCAGTAGGGGCTGATTCAAATAAATCATAAGCCAAGAGGGTAGCATCATCAACAACGAAGTTCTCTGTAATAGAATCGAACTGCATAGCTCCTAATTTCCTACCCTGTCTCTGGAAGAAGAAAATGGCATCGTTTAAGATTGCCGGTTGAATATCACCACTACCAAAAGAAGTCTGTGGGGTCGCCTTCCTATCTGATGGGGTTACCGGTTTGTCAGGGTCACTTGCGCCGAACCTGTATTCTTTATTGGCTGCGCCTATAGCCATAACCTGTCGAGCGAACATCCACTGAATTTGGGAAACCTCGTTATCGTTTAACGGGAAGATAAGTGCATCATCGGCAAGGCCAATATTGGAAAATTCCATATTCTCATATAGACCACTCTTGGAACTCCAAATAGTATCTGGATTATTTGCAGAAGAAGCCCACCATAGTCTATCTTCAAAGAATGTAACTGTTCGTGGATAACCCCTGAAATCAGACCAAGCCCCTTCTGCCCACATAGAAGTTACTTCGGTTACATTGGTATTAGATTGAATATGCAAATCCGTTATAGCAATCACAGTTACGGTGTCGGAATCTGTAAATGCCGTTACCTGAACAATTCCCCTATGGATTTGGTCTTTGGCAGTGAACGTGCCCTTCATTGTGTTTACAGAAAAAGTAAAAGCATAAAAAACATCATCTTCATCTTCTGTTGCAGAAAAAGAAGTAGCAGATGAAAAAGGTCTAAATTCCTGCCATTCTCCATTACCAGCCTTGCGCCACAATTTGCCGCTATCGGTTCCAGCCACAAATTTGCTAATATCAAATATATAATCGCCCTTGGTTTTTATAGCATTAGCTATATTGGTTGGTGCTGCATTTGTACTATTATCTTGAGTAGAGGTTGTGTTGTCATCCCTGGTCTGCTTTAAGAGCCATAAAGAACCGACGTGGTTCGTATTGAATGGTGCATTATCTGAACCAGCGTCTCGGTCATTGGCTTCTAATACACCCGTCCTGCCGGAGTCGATATAATTAGCGGTATAACCAACAGTAGCAACATCCCCGTTTTGGAAATCCTGTCTACTACCGCCTATAAGGGCGACAACCGTTACTGTAGTACCATTATTATCAGTTACAACACCTTCTGCGCCGGTTGTGGTATTATGTATAGTATGTCCTATAAATGCGTCTACTGTCCACGATTCACCCGAATCAGTAAAGACCGTAGAAGATGTCCCCCCATCCTGTGTTCCTGTCATTGCTTCTGTGGCCGTACCGGTAAATTGTAAAATAGCATCATCGTCTACGTTCTCGATAAGGAACGGCCCACCCGTGAATGATACATTTGCTATTGTCCAATTGGTATCAGCCAGTCTTGAAAGTTTCTGAGGATGGTGGTCTTTGTGAGCAATGTACATTACATCGGCGGATTGGGTAGTATGGACTTGGAATGCTTCGATAGAAGTGTAAGGAGAAACTATTGAATAAATCGAAATAGCAGAAAAAAGAGCATTAGCTTCTGACGAAGAAAGTTCATCGGAAAACATAGCCACGTTATCTATTTTGTCTTGAAAATTAAAACCAACTGCGCCTGAACTAAAACTTGCTCCGATATAAACGTCTGTATCAGTTGCAGTCATAGCTACATAAGTGCCCGTTTCCGCTCTTACGTCATTATCGAGTGAACCATCGAGATAAAGATTCAACCCTGTCTCACTGCTTGAGCCGTCGTAAGTAACTACAACAAAATGCCAACCCTTATCTGCGAAAGTAAGTACAGTGGCGGACACTCCAAGAGCAGCAGTGCTATCATCGTGATAAAGTGCAAAAGTTAAAATATTGTTCGCATTTATCGTTAAAAGCCATTCCCTTTTACTGCTCGCAACCAGACCGTCTTTAGAAATAATCATCTGGTCGCCGGTAACGCCGTCGTAATAAAACCACGCAGCAATACTAAAGGCACTGTCAGTAGAACCATTGCCAAAACTAAGAGTGGCAGCGTCATCAACTTTTACGGATTCAGTGCCATTAAAACCAAAAGCGCCGGTTCCTACCTGGCCAATTGTATGCAAAGCGCTGGTATTAACCGTTGCCGTACCGTCGTGAGTATTTCCGTCATCGTCAAGAACAGTAGTATTGGAAGCATTGTCATTTAACTTCCAATGGGCTATGATATTATCCAAAGCGGACAAATCCTCTGTCCCCGCCGAAGAGACTATTGCGCCGTCTTTGTAAAATCTCAAAAGTACATTACTAAATTCTAAAACCAAAGAATCGTCTACCGAGAACTCGAACGGGAGAAGATTGAGTTTATTAGGCCCAGTAGCTATATATTCTGTACCGGTACGTTTTACAAACCCGCCGTGGGGCAGAACGGTGGCATTAATCATTACAGATGCGCCGTTGTGATATTTGTTTATATCAGGACGGCCATCTATATAACCAGAGAGTTCGCCGGAATTATATGATGTTTTAAGGACTTTTTGTGGCATTATTCAGTATACCATCTGTAATAGGCCGTGCAAATTGTTCCCGTAGAACCTGCACCAGTAAAAAGTCCTTCCCAGAATCTCTTACCTAAAACTGGTACAATAACGCTCGCAACATTGTCTGTGCTATGGTTATTAATACTTACTTTGTTTGCAGTAAGACCCCTGCCGTCAGTAGTAGCAGTTATGGAATCGACCCAAAGCAATGTATCTGCAGAAGCAACAACTTCGGCCTTGCCTGCAATAAGAGCTAATTTAGCAACGAACTCTCTTGGCCCAGTCTCACCCATCGAGGTATATAATTCAAAATCAGCAGTTTTGCCATCAGCGTCGGTAGTGAATGATATGGTAAATATAAACTCTAATTTAACTGCATCTAAATTTAAGCCAGCACCAGCAATTGCATACAAATCAGTCGCATCTGCACCGGCATCATCACTGCCCCATATACCAGTACCCTGTTTGGCAGCATTGGCAATGTAAGTTGTGTCTGGCGAACCGGCAACATCAGTAATCTGGTAGAACTGTTCCCAGCCGGATGATTTCCTTCTTATAGCCATTATAATCTCCTAAAAGTGTCTTGCATAAATCCTTATATCTGTTGTGGTTGTAAGTGATATAACGTAAAACTTAATGAACCTATACCCTATAGCGTCAAATGCGAATTTGGCAGGACGTGAATTGCCACTATCAGCTACTAAAGTACTACAAGCTGCTAAATGTATTGGAGCAGTACCACCAAGAACCATTGTATCGGCTATACGCCAATCTCCTGTCTCTACAACTGAACCAATAGTAACAGCAAGAGAAGCTATCTGTTCTATCGGGCCGCCTTCAGAAGCACCTGCTACTATTACAGTTGCACTACCAGCAGGTTGTCCAGTGATTAGAATTTCCAATCTATACGCTTGTGTTTCTGTGCCTTTGCCACCGTTTGAAGGCAAAAGCAAGTTCATATCACCGGAAACAGTGGTAAAGGGAAATGATGTCGGGAAGGTGTCCGTAGCGCTGCCGGTTACAGAGTCAACTATATTATAACTGTCTACCACGGTCTGTTCGGCATTACCATACATTTACTGTCCCCGTCTGTCTTGACCGAATCCATTCGGAATTAAAGATGGGTTTGGGTGTTCCCTGTGCGCCATCTATTGACCTCGCCTTTGGCATTGTGAGTCTTTCAAATTCGTTTATTAAATCTACCTTACCTTTGGTATCATTGGTAAGTCCGGTGATAATCTTGATAGCAAGTTTCATTGCTATGGCTTGTTTTAGCTTGGAACCCCATTTAGTAATATCTGTAAGTTGAGTGACGTAAGCTGTAAAGACTATTCTGTGGTCTATCTTGTCACCTGCCGCAGAGATGTTCCCTGCCAATATATCAACTCTCTGTTGGGCGGCGGTATTAGTGCCGGAGGTATCAGATGTATGTGTAACTAATACTTCGTAGGAAACTGTACTACCCTCTCCCCTTGAAACCAAATTGCCAGAAGTAACGTCATTAGAGACTGTATCAGAAGTGTGATTAACTAATACCTCATAAACTATAGTCCCGCTTTTGACATATTCTCCGTCTTTGTATACAGTTGCAGTAACCCACGCCTGAGGTGTGATTGAGACAAATTCGCCGTCTATGTATTCTATTCCAGAATCCCACGTCTGCGGTGTTTCTCCGGCATTAGAAAGAATGTATTCGCCCTCAACTTCCCAGGCGTTTATACCCTGTGATTTATTCCTCTGGTCAGAACCGAGACTATCATCAACAGAAACGATTCTAAGAGCGGCAGAGGGCTTTGAATATCTTCTGTCATATCCGAATACTGGGTCGGTAGCATCTTGGAGTATAATGACCCTTACCATCGCCTCATTCCAAAGATGAGATTTTAACACTTCATCTCTTGCTTGGTCATAGTATCGAATACATAAAAGGTTCTGCTTCAACGCTCTTGAGGCAGTAGTATCTTCTACTTGATACTCCCCAACATAACCCAAAGCCAGATTGTGAATCACTTCCTGTGTCGAAAGCGCCATTTTATTACCTTTCTAAAAGGATGGGCAGGGGACAGTTGTCCCCTACCCCAGAACGTGGACAGCGTTCCTATATGCACTTAATAAGTCCACGGAATTGTAATGTTTGCAAATTTCTTTCGGGTCACAAATTATCTTGTAGCCCTTCTCGGTCACTTTATCGAAAAAGTACATATCTTCCATAGACTTGATAGCATTCCCATTGTTTTCCCATTTTGGTTGGTATATCATCTTAAAATAAGGCCAACCTATATCTTCCAAAACTTCCCTTCTGACAAGAAGACAACCCGCACCGGCAGAACGTGTTTCAAACGACTCTTTCGGTAAGGGTTCAGACATTAACAGTAGGTTCCTGTCCATATCAGTAACCGACCATTTGAAACCGTGATTGAGAAGAAACAAAGGATATACCCCCACACATACGTCAGCGTCAAGGGCAAGAAGATTTTCAAGACAAAGCTGTTGAGGAACCACATCGGTGTCAATAAAATATACGTGCGTCCACTCGTCGGCTTTGACGTTATGGGTATGGTCTTCGATTAACGTATTGCGTGACATCTCTGGGCTTATCGTGCTTGTATATCCCCATTGTGTGAATCTCTGGTTAGCCACGTAAGAACAATAAACTGCTGTTTCGCCGTGAATCCTTGAATCCTTGTGCATGGGAGTTGCAAGGAAAATTCTTGGTATTACAACTGGTTCTAATTTAGAATAGGGTCTGTCCACGTTCTATCTCCTTAGCTAATCTGGCCTGCAATTGTGTAGAAAATCATTACCGCAAAACCTTCGGCGGTAGTCCAGTCTATGGCAGCAGACGTAAGAAATACATCCACATCAGCCTCTAACGGGTCTAACGTATTGGTATAAGTCGTACCGTCTGGTTTGGGAATAACAAGTTGCGGCGTTGTTGAATTAAGCGCCGAAATATCACCAAACAAATCGGTATCGCCTGTGATACCAAGCGTACCCGTTGTCGCACCAGCTGTTGCATCGGGTGCGTCAAAAGTGGCCGTTGCAATAGGCCATACAATTGAATACAACACCACAGCATTCTTAGGTAACTTGCCAACATGATGTGTAGAGGCAAGAGTAAGACCCGTTGCAGTTAATGCGGTGCTTCTATCGATGGAACAATACACGTGACCGCCAGCAACAGCGGCACGTGGGAATGTACCCACGAGAGGAGCATTTTGTAAAGCGTAAACAGTACCTTCATAGGTTCCAGTAGACATAATCTATCTCCTTTAGATACATTCGATTTTAATAATCTTGTCTTCATCCATTCGGATTGAATTCATACCGACACGTGCGGAAATTTGCCAAATCTGCGGTCTTGGAAGCCAGTCAACGTTAAAAATAGGTGACTGATGGCGGGCAAACAGCATTCCTTCTTTTGTCCAAACAGGAATCTCAAAGACATTGGTGTCTCCATCTACGTCATTTGTCGAACCTATAGTGAGTTGGTTGGTAACTACGAACCTGAAACCCATATACTCATTGACAACACCGGCCACTAAAGACCTTATAATATTGGTGTCAATGGATTGGGTCTCGGCCTCACGTAAAAGGTCAGACATCTGTTTGGGGGCACAGGCAATGTAAAACATATCATCAGGGTCGTTATTGAGTTCAATCAAAGCCTGACGGGCTAAGATTAACTTCTCAATAGTAAGACCGGCTGATACGCCACCAGCGGTGAAATCAGACTGGACATCGTGTGCAAGAGTCCTGCCTGCGGCTGAAGTAGAAGTGGTGTACAAAGCGTCCTGAAGTACATAAGTATCTGTACCTGGATTCTTACCACCATCTACGTTAGCGAAGAATGCGCCTGTGATGACTTCATTCTCTTTTCTGATTATACCTTTTGCGAGAGCTTGGATATAATCGCCAGTGGGGTCGGTGTGGAGGGCAATGTCATCTTCTTTATCAACAAAGACGGCCTTGCGATACCAGATAGGTGAAATCCACCTACGGTTGTGGGTAATATCCTCAACGGGAATATCCTCAAATCTGGTCTGTTTCTGGGTCATTTCGATAGTGCCGAGGAAGTCGTAAGACTCATTCTCGCCTTCTATTCGCTCTTCCCGTAAAAGACCTTGATATTGAGGTTTCTTCTCTTGAAGGACGTGTTCGTAACCAGCGGTATACGAATTGAAAAAAGCTTCCGTGTAACCGGTGGTTGAATTGGTGTTTGTATTACGTGTGGTCATAAAACACCTCCTAACCAAAATTAACAATAGTTTACGCTCAGGTTGTCTCGGTTAAGAGGCCATCACTACTGGATTTACGTCCAGCGGACGGATAGGTTACTATCATTTGTGGGGCTTATGCTTATCCACAAATCTATTTATGCACGGGGGGCAGAGCCTTGTCCCGCATTGGCCACAATCATATTGAGTTCCATAAATCGAGCCATACAAGCTTTATGCTCAGGATTAAACTTTTCTAAAAAGGCTTTACTTGTTTTTATTTCGCTGAGTTCTTCCAAAGGTGTTTTTGTTGCTGCGGGTGGTGTCGAAGGAGTGATTATATCTTCTGCATCACTGCTGTTAATAGTAATCAACATATTTACTATTTCAGGTTCTTTGTCAATGTTAAGTTTTCTGAAAAACTCTAATACGCCAAGCTTCTGTGCAGTTGCCTCGATACCCCTAAAAGTTGAATCGTAATTAGCTTCACCCCATTTGTTTTTCATCGCCAGAATATTTTCTTGTTCACGTTCTCTGGTTTGAACATTATAAGCTTCGGTTTGCGCAGCAACGGCATCTAATTGAAACCTTACCGTTTCCTCAAACTCTTTTTGACTCCATCGTCTTTGATTGGCATATTCCTTGAACTGACCAATCAATTCGTCCCCAATTGAAACATCGCCGTCATAGGTAAATTCATATTTATCCGCCGACCCAACCCATCCAAGTTGTGTGCGGATTTTGTCCCACCCCTCAACATCTTCAGCTTCAGGGATGACTAAATGTTCACCAGCGCCCTTGAACTTTTCCAGTTCACCGTAGCCGTCAACAATTTGATTGATGTTAGTCCATTTCTTTTTTTCCATCAATGTTCGTATGTTTTCCGGCGCACTGTCCCTTATTTCTCCATCGGCACTCATCCATCCTGATGGTTCCGTAGGCGGGGCGGGAGTTTGTGCTGGCTTAGTAGGTTCCGTGTCCACGTTCAATATATCAGGCATCTTTGTTCTCCTTAACTTTTATCATTCCGATTATTCGTAAATATACTCTTCGTTTGCCTTCATTGAAAAATGTCTGGTAGGCATTTGGGTCTCGCTCACTAACACTTGTATTTAGAAAACCACAAACTTTTTCCAAGTCATCTTTAACTATTTTCCCATCGTCAGTCTTAAATAACCTACCGTATGCGTTTTTTAGTTCGGTCTGTTTCTTTTCGTTTTCAATTCCTTGCTGTTCTGCGTCCATTATAATCCTTCTGCAATTGAACCTGCTACTGGTGCTTCGTTGACATTGCGATATGCCTTGCTCGCTTCTGCGGCTATCTCTGCCTGAGCAGCAGCTTTTTGTAGTTCTTTAATTTCTGCTCTTTCAGCATCTACTAAATCTTGGTCTTTCAATCCTTCCGCTGGTGCGCCTGAATTGAGCCACGAAGTCCTAAACGATACATCCCAGCCGACATTATCAAACACCGGAGAGACTTGGGCATAAGGCGCCCATTTAGCAAGGGTCGCTTCCATAGCGTTAGTCTGAAGATTGCTCATAGCCAAAGCAAGTCGGCCTTGATAGACTATATCAAAGTCAAAAGAAACCGGTGGTTCAGGTATTCGTTTGGCCTTGATTAAGAGATTTAATACTCTTGTAATCAAAGGACTGAATATCTCTTTCTGGAGAGAAGTAATTGCAGGGGCAATCATAACTATACTCTCTTCTATTCTACTGGCAGTCTCAAAAGCGGTCATATTCCTGTGGTCGGCTAAAGCCTGGAAGAGGTCGTTAAACAGCCCCTCTTTTACTACATTTTGCTGTTGTAGGATAATCTCAGCGTTAAGGGCTACGTTAGTACCTGTATTTAATGGTTCCGGTTTCATAGCACCGGCCCTAACGTAAATCATACCGCCTGGACTGGTAACCGGCTGGCCTATAACTCCGTCATCTTCAACTATTAACGGAGGATTGACTGCCTTCTCCGCTGACTCAATGAATGACTTCTTCATCCGGTTAAGCATTTTGATTTCAGGTAAATACTCTATTACCGGCCCACGACCCATAATCTCCTGTGGGGCAAGGGAGAAACGAGCTACCAAATATGGCAACTCGTCAAACCCACCTTCTTTTACAATTACTCTATCGGGGATGTTTATATAAACAGATTTAATCCTTTTGGATTTAGAACCCATTTTAGATGAATCAAAGTCCTGATTAGGCGCTACCACGTGGACAAATTCAAACTTCTCGTCCAGCTTACCAGCCTTAATCGCCTTGTTAATAGATTTACCCAAATTGACTTTACCAAATTCCTGCAAAGCCTGACGGGCAGTGTAGAAAATCTGCCTATAGACAGTATCTATCTCGCCACGATTGTTCTCATCTAAGAATATATACCCGATATGATGAGATTTGAAGATTATCTCATCGCCAATTTTCTCTACAGAAATAACACCAGTACCAAAAACTATCATCGACCTTATAGTAATGAACATCTCTCTTTGAAAATTAGACCGCCAGATTTCCTTATGGGATAACGCTCTTGCGATTGATAGCCACTGCTGCATAGTCGGGTCTTGAGCTAATTCGTGAATCTGAGGTACAAACTCGTGCCACATCACACCCACCGGCATAAGATACGAAAATATACCAGAGGTCATTCTGTACGCACCCATTAAAGCGGTGGAGTCGTATAGTTCTGCAGTGCGAAGAAGTGCTTCGGTCTGGTTAGCGTTACGAACCATATCCTGAGCATTCGGCCAGGCATACTGGCCTGCCTCTTGCATTATTGTATTATATTTAGTACGCCTGCTTACTGCATCATTATATCGTAGCAGGACTTCGTCTATGTTGACAGACATAAGTTACTCCCCAAGTCTTTTCTTGAGCGCCGATTGTATTCCAGACAATATCGTTGACCTTCTGCCACCAGTGAGAAGTCGTTTTCTCGCCCTGCGCCTTACGTCTTCTTCATCTTCCTGTAAAACCTGAACTTCTTCTATCGGCTCAGGCGGAGGTGGAGGTTTGACTGGTGCAGGGGCGGGTGGTAATGTAGGTGTTCGTGGTTTTCTAAATAAGCTACTCATTTAACCTCCTTTGTAGCACATCTAATAACCCATCAAGCATAATATCAAATGGGTTTTCGGGTTCATCGTCTGTAAATTCATCTGCCTCTCTCGATACATCCATCATCATACTATCGCTCGGTCTATCTATAATAGACTGGCGGGGAAGTTGCTCGGTTAGCTTTTCTTCCCGTTCCAGTCTTTGTTCATCTCCTACGTCAAATAAGACAGACGACATTATTAACTCCTATTAAGCATGTGTTACAAACGGATGACTTTGGGTGTCAGTGTCGCCTGTCACAATATTTCCAGCAGCCTTTTTCACGTTAGAAGTAATTACATTTGTAATCGTACTGTTAGCTAAAGCACTAATCAGCATATTCTTTGTAACTATCGCAACGTCTGAACTATCCGTTATACAAGCGTTGGCCGCAACAATAACATTATTGTCAATCAAGAAACTACCACCTACGTTAGTAGCACTTCCATTTATCAAAATACCAATACTGCCCTTGATATAGTTGTCGTGAATATTGAGCCCAACAGCCGCACCGGCAGCTATTGAAATACAGGCAGTTGTAAAGTTGGCGGTATTAGTCTCCCACCTGCAATTACCAACTTCTATCCACGTACAGGCTGTTCCGAGTATTGCACTTGTTTGTGCTGCATCACGACCACCAAAAGTACATCCAAGGAACTTAATGCCACTGGAAATGGCAGTCAAAGACCATAGTATTCCAGCCGTGTCAGAATCGAAGTGCATATTATACAGTCTCATACCCTGAGTAGTCGTAGTCCTGGGTGCGTGGTTGCCAATTAGAATACAACGGTCAAAACTACTGGACGTTCCAACGCCGATTACGTCAGATTTTTCTGCACCGAGAACTAAGTCCTCGTCTAAGTTATCGCCACAAGCATAAACAGTAGCCCTATGCGCCCAAGCCCTGTTTCCACTTGTACTCTGATAAGCCTGAGCCAAAGCCAGGCCTTCGGCCAAAGTTTTTACAGCCGACAACCAGCCCAGTCCATTACCACTTGAAACCACATTGCCATCGACATAAAACACCGACGGCGCACCGCCTAAAGTACCTGCGCTGAACGGTTCCATTATTCCACCGGCAGATAATTGTCCTTTAGCGTTTAATCTAATCGTGCCTCCATCTACTCCTGATTTTCTTAAAAACGATGAATGTGTTGCCATTTTGTAACTCCTTTTCTGCCCTATTTGACTGGGCTTTTAATCTGAACACTCCACAGCGGAATGTTACTTGTGCTTGAATATTTTTTCGTAGTTCTTATCGTATCTTGCTTTGTTGGCGGGATATTTGACCTGCTCGCTTATCCACAGGTGGTCGTTAGCCCCCGCCACTTCCTGCCTACTCTTTGGTGCATAGTTCTTTTTATACATTTACAGCCGCCAGTTTTGCCTCAATATCCTTGAGGACATCTTGTTTGGTTCTCTGGAATAAGGGTATGCCTAATTCTTTGGCTTTGGCTCGCCAATTCGAGTCATTAAACATTTCTTGGCTTACAGATATCTCAAAGTTTCCAGTAGCTTCGTGGGATTTAATCTCTTTAGCGACTTCCTGTAACTTTTCTACAGTCAATTCTACCGAATCCTTTTTTGTTACGGGTGGTCTCTGAATATGCCAGTTCTCCAGTTCGTCCCTGACAATCAACCTGACGGCATCTCCGGAAAATAACTCCTTGAAGATTTCCCTGACACGTTCCTCAGTTACCTTAACGTCAATGAAATTATTCTTGCTCTTTGGTGGTGGCGCTACATTTGCTCTGGGCGGGTTACAGCTCAAACAGACCTTACAGTTTCTCTTCTTGTCAATTGTAAGTTCCTCTGTACAATACCGGCAATGTGTTTTAGTGTTTACTCTGTCCATTAGTTCTCCTTAACCTTTTTTCCTTTTTGTCATTTTCTTTCTGGCTTTGAGTTTCTTGCGTTCAGCTTTTGAGTGAGTTGGCATTATTTCTTCCCTTTCCTTGGATGTTTTGCAAGCTTTCGAGCGACCTTCGGTTTGTTCTTGAATAAGAACTTTCTCTGTTTGTCAGACGCAAACGGCATACTATCTCCATTTATTTACAGAATGTGATGGACGACTTACCTTGCTAACCCCCCTTTGTCGGGGAGAAGTACGGGACGCAGCCAGTAGGAAATAAAGTGTGCCGTGATACAAATGGTCTTCGCCTAACTTTATCCATCGGGGTTTAGTCAGACCGGTTTCGGGATGGGTTATAATCGACTTCGCCGTTCGGGTCATCTGGCGAGCATATTCGTTTATTACCCCAGAGACACGGGGGATTCTGATTTTGTTCTGGGTAAAAGTCGTGTGAACCTTGTCCATCCATTCGTTACGATTACACTTAACAAAGTCCTTATCGAATTTAGGTTTGCCTGGCATCTGTTCACTATACTGGCATAGATAAATCTTATAGGGTTCTGTTCTTTGAAAATCTCTAACCCCGTGGTCAAACGGGCCGGAGTCTATAACCGCCGTTCTTACGTTCATCTTTAGAGCAAGGTCGTGTAGTTCATTCAAGTTTTCTAATTGGGCTACACATAATATATCATACGCCTCCCTTGCGGTGCGGATACCAATTACTACATGAATCTTTTTGCCCATATCAACACCCATACAAGTCTCACCTATAGAGACCATCTGGTTCGGGTCGCTGGTACACCGTGAAAGAATGGTAACGTCATCCAACTGGTTCTCAGCTTCGGTGGTGGCTATACCAAGCCTGCTCCGCATAAACTCAGACATCTGGGCGCCTTCGATATTACCGAAGTCGTACATATAATCGTCTAAATTCGCTAACGGAGACAAGAGTCCCGATACCCAAAAACCCGCCTCTCTCCGGTCAGGGAACTCAGAAACCCAACTGCCGTCGCTAACAAAGATTTCCTTGTGACAGTGCATACAAGACCGGAACCATCTACTGTCTTTCTGGATTATACAGTCGGGAAAAGTCTCAGCCAGACAAGTAAACTTACCGCACGACTGGCATTTAATCTGCCATTTTCTTTGGTCGGATTCTTCATATAGTTTATCTATACCATAATTAGGATAAGTCGGTGAACCGAAGTTGCTTATCCTTCCAAACTTAGACCTGAACAGTCTCTGCTTGGACATATAGACCATATCAGAGTCCATCAGGTCTATTTCGTCTCTTTTAATATCATCACAGGGAATAGACCTTAAATTGTCAGTATCTTTAACTCCGGACTCTCCTACCTTCTTAGGTTGGGCGCCGACCATAACAATAGACCGACCGTTTATCTCACGGCACATTGTGGTATTAGTGTCGCCCCTTCTCATTATCCAGGGGTTGTACTGGAAGATGGGGTCGAACGAGACCTTACTAAGTCTTTCCACCGCCGTAACAGTGGGCATCATATACATTATATTCTGTTCGTATCTTCGGTATTTACAGGCGTGGACAGAGTCAATGAAAAAGGCCGTGGTAAGGCACATCTGGGAACCTTTTTTGCAATTGACTATCTTTTTATCACAGTCAATAATATCAAAAAGGTACTCCATCCCTTCCAGGGTGAAAGTAATACCATCCCTCAGGACAAGACGCATCGACTTTGCCCATAAAAGCGGGTCTACGGATATTAACTTTTCAAGGAGTTCGCTCAAGATGAGTCCTTTTCTCTAAAAACCAAAACTCTCGTCTGTCCCACAAGATTCCAGTTCAACCTCTTCACAGACAGTCTGTGTGGGGCCGCTGTTGCCCGTGTAAGAGACTTCATAAGCCCTGCCCCTGCCACGGATGAATATGGCCGTGACTATGCCCTGAGTAGAAGGCTGGTGCTTAATCTTGACATTAGTGCCATATTTGTATTTGACGTTGACTTTAGACATTAGGATTCCTTTCCTATTTAGTTCCTGTCTTAGATAATGTCTTTCTTTGCCCTTCGTAAGCGAAGCCATAAGCAGTATTAGAAGCAGAACAGTGATAACCAAAAATGGGCTTATCCATGTCCATTCCCTTTCCCCTCAAATACTCCCAAACTCCATCGTTACCCAACTTCACTATGTCGAGTGTACTAAGAATGACTTTCATCAAGAATCCTTTCCTAAAATAAGGACTTATGACAGATATTTTATTTTGTATTCTCTCGAAGCATTTGCAAGAAATGCACTTTTTCAGAAATAAATAAAGGACTTACAACACAAAAACTGGTTGCTGCCAATAATAAGAATTAGAAATACCATAATGCTTGCCTATCTTAACATTAGGTCTATGGTATAATATTTCAGGGATTGACAGGTACTTACTGTTACCCGACCCCCTGCCCTCCCCTGCCCCCGCCCCCTGGATTAAGCATGCTTTAAGTCGTTGACCAATCTTATCTTATACGTCCGAGCCAGCTCTCTGAGCTGCTCCTGCTCTGCCTCTGTGGCCTGTGGCCGTACCGGCTCTGAGACTATGGTCTGCTTGTGCAGGTTGCTGATAGCGTCCAGCTCCCTGATAGCACCAGTAAGGGCCTGTACGGCCTGCGTATCGCCCGTCTTGGCCTTTGGGGTAAGCCAGGCAATGTTCTGGTTCAACTGGGCAATGGCTATATCTCTATTATGGTCAAGCTTGGCCGTTGTTTTGGCCTTATACTCTGTCATAGCAGTTATTACCCTACTATTCACTACTAATTCAGCAGCACGAACATCGGCACTTCCAGCACTATACCCAGCTTTAATAGCTGATTGAGTAGCGTTGTTGTATGTATCACTTCCAGGATTGCAATAATACTCTGTAAAGCTTGTTTGTTTGGCTGTTAGTGGTCTTTTACTCATAGCTTAATAATGTCATTCCTCAGTTATATAGTGTTAAAGATATTCTTTGATTTTATCAAGTTTTCTATTGACATTGTCGATATAGATGTTAGAATGTACTTGTAATGTTAAACTTTATAGGAGCTTATTATGAGAACGTATAGTGTGGCCATCAAAGTCAAAGGAGATTATTGGGTTACTAATTGGCATAAATACGACTGTTTAGCCGATATTAACTGGGATGAAGTTCTTGGCTTCTGTCTTTCAACTAATAAGGTAGCTTATGGCTTCTATTATGGTCATAAATCTAATGAACTTACGTCAAGTCGCTGTCGTACCGAATTGGCTTACTTAATTTAGTCGATTAGTGTTATATTGCTATTGTATTGATAATCTATTGAAAGGGTTTGATTATGACCAATAAACAAGAATGGCTGTATTACAAAGCCACGCTCAAGGAAACAAAGGATTTGCTACTGTCAGCCTATAAAGCCACGAAAAGGCGTTCAACTATACAGTTCACCCGAAATCGATATAAAAACGGTATTATCAACAAAGAACAATACATTTCAATCCTAAAACGTGAAGCCGGACTTGTGGATACCGAAATATCCACAAAAAGCGTTTTGGCTATTGAAAACTAAATATAGTATCCATTAACACTTAATTGAAGGGGTTTAGTTATGTTATACCAAAAAGCTAAAATTGAGAACGGACAAGTTGTTATCACCGAAAGCAAAGAATTTGAGTTTCTTGCCTTTTGGGTTCAGTTTAATCCAGACCGACTTAATTTTCCGCATCGTCTCAAAGCTTCTAGGCGGTCTGTTTATTTTCCAGAAGACAAAGCTCATATTTTCTGGTTGGTTAAACAGGTAATTAAAGAGATTGACGAAGCAAGTTTTAACGATGTGGTTGCGGAATCTCTTTTGCTTTGGTTAGACCAAACAAAGCAAAAGTATCTGGAGAAACTCCACGCTCGCTTAAGCAAACGATTAAAAAGGAGATACTGCGAAAAAACAAAAACTGCAATTATTGCTATGGAAAAGGCAATTGGGTTCTTACTTTTACAGACTAAACCTTAGTCTTTTGCCGATACCTGGTAATTCAGGTATTGGTTAAATACTAACTTTTAATGAAAGGGTTTATAATGGAAACAAAATTAAGAATTACAATTTCGCACGAGGTCAACCATGAATATCACTTAGAAAACACTAACAACACCGAAAAGCATAGAGATGTAGAAGTTTATCTAGATGGAATGTTCGTCCATAGCTTTGATAATCTATTGTCTGCAATTGGGCATTGTCTTGATAAAACCAATTGGGACAAAGATATTGGCTATGTAACACGAAATCGAAGTTAAACCCTTGCCCGATTTTGAATAACTAAAATGTTAATCTAAATTAACGAGGTGAAACTATGAAAGTCGAAAATATGACAAGCAGCAACGGCAACAAAGTAGCAAATCAGTTTATTGTAACCGCCGATGAAGGCCAATACTTTCAATCCTACAAAAGCATTATAGCTTTTTGGCCAAACCATCTACGGCCCAAAGGTGTGGCTGATGGTTCTCACAGAACAAAGGCGTTTTATGAGATAATGGGTAGCAAGTCTTTAAGAGATTGTAACTTGACTAATTATCCTAAAATCTACCTTGACCGTGAAATGTGGGACTATTCTACCACTACTGGCAGATATCGCAATCAGTTCCTTGGTGAAACCAAAGCCGAAACCCAAAAGAAAATCGACTCCGGCGAATACATCCTAACAGACTTAAACTAAAATGTTAATCTTAATTAGGAGTAAACAAAATGCCACCCAAAATTGCATATCATGCTGGTCAATGCTGGTTTATTGACGATGCCCTTAGTACGCACGAAAACTACTATCTCGTAGATGTTAAAGATGATTCAAAAGGTAAAACAGTACCCAGAAACAAATGCCGAGTATTAGAAGGTGATGAGTACCGCAAACAATTAGACGCAATACGCTATTTAAGGGCAAGGTAAATGCTACACAGCTCATCGGAAAAAAGTCTTTTGTTACCAGTTTTTCAAATAACCTTCTAACAGCCAAACAGTAAACAGAAAGTAGAGGATAATTATGAGTAAGTTTAGATACACAATAAAAGAACTAAACGAATTTTCAGACTATAAGCTTTTGGCTGCAGTTGTATTAGATAGGCAAAGCAGTTGCACAAATATCTATGCACCACTTTACCAAAGACTACAACGATTATACTACAAACTATACAATCATAAAAAATTGACAAAGGTAGACAAAACAGACTAACTTACTATCCCTCGCCTTGACTTAGGCCAGCACAGCTAACGTGGTGAGGCCGTATTATGTTATCTATTTTAACAATGCTGATTTTTAGCTTAAAAAGGAGATGTTATGTCGCTTGAGGATAGTTTAGAATGTACACCACAATTCACAATAACATTCAAAAAGAAAGGCGGTTCAGTAATGAACTATACGAAAAAAATTGCAAGAAAAGCAAAACGACAAAAAGAGCAAGACAATCTTGCAAGACGTAAAAAAATAGAAAAAGCAGCACCTGAATTGCTGGAAGCGTGCAAGCTCTTTAAGAAATTCGTAGAGATTATGCCAGATGAAACAGAGTTTAGTCTTGGTTCGGCATTAGCACTAAAAGAAGCAATGGACAAAAACAACCAAGCTATCGCAAAAGCAGAAGCTTAAAGGAGAGAAATTATGAAAAAAGCAATTTTGTTACTATCAGGAATAAGTTTAGTGATTTTTGGTTACCCAGGCATTTGGCCTTTTGATTCTCCTATCAACCTGCTATTTGGTTTTGTCGGCGGAACGTTGATTGGAGGATTTATATGTATCACATTCTTGTCTGGTAAATAACCCTCTATTTCCAACGCCCTGCGAAAGTGGGGCTTTTTTTATTGCTGTTCACAAGTGTTTAATAAACCATACCAGCGTAAAGGGAAGTGAAATCATTCCCAAAACTACTAATTTAGGAATTGGACACCAAAACAAAAATGACATCGAAGCAAAAACTATGAGATATTCCATTATAAATCCAGTTCTTTCTTAAAATCTTCCCAAGATACAAATTCACCTTTTTTCAGAGCTTTCCTTGCTGCTCTTAAATCCTGCCAATCTTCGTACCAGGATATGAGTTTGTACCAAAGTTTAGTCATTGCTCACCAATCCACACAACACAGCCACAGACCGAGCATTCGTCCTCTTGGCCTTTGCGCTCACAGCCACATTCTGCACAGTATTCTTTGCTCTTGTTAGCCATTTACTTAACAAATCCATTTGTTTGACAATTGTCTAACCCTCTTCTTCCAACGACTCTCTACCGGATAAACCAGTACCTGTACCTGATTAGTTGCTAACAGCTTAAAGGTTCTGAAATCATAAAGCTAACAGATTATCATAATTTACCCAAATCTGCTTTCTGGTCTTGAAACGATAGAGCTATTCTGGTTATCCGGTATTGCTCTTGGATGTACGAACAGAGGCCTGTGGTTTTGCCCGTCCCGTACAATGTCGTTGTTCCATTTACACTTCAAAGCCAAATCCCTTTTTTCGTTAGCTATGTATCTTATATTATATTACTTGCTTGGTTGCAAGTTTATTCACTGAGCAGTTCCCTAATCTTGTCTCTCAGCTCATTTATGGTCTTTTTTGCCTGTTTCTCGGTTGTCTTCAAGGATTCTATCGTATCGTGCTGGCGAGTGATTTTCCTTGATAGCTTCTCGTTTTCGGTCTTTAACTGTAATTTAGTCATTAGAAACTATACCTACACCAAAAACATCGCATTCCGTACACCCGCCCGTTCTCAATGCCTATATCACAATTACCCCTGTGAGCCGTGTAGCCCTCTTTAATCTCGGTTTTCTGTGCATCAGCATCACACTTAGGACAGCGCTTATCCATTGATACAATAACATAATCTAATGGATTTGGATAAGAAGTCAAAATGTCTCCTTAATCTCATTGTCCATTAGTGGATTGTATTGCAGGATTTTGGGTTTTCCTTCTAATACAACAGGAAAAAGCTCTGGATGTTTTGTTTTTAGCTCGACTATTGCTTTTGAAACAGTATGTCGGTCTAACTTTAATAGTTTGGCGATTTCGTGTTGCTTAAAGCCCCTGTCCCAGAGACTATAAATTTCTTCGTATGTAGCGAATTTCAAAACAGAATCCTTTCTATCTATATAGGCCGAAATGGCATATATTGCTACCATCCTTGGTAATTTATAACATTTTTTCTAAATAAATTGAATATTTTCTATTTTACCCATATCCAGCACCTTGTCAAGGATAAAATCCAACAGCGTGATTGTGGCATATCTTAGTTGTTTTGTGCTATAAATAAAATTATTTTATTCTTGCAATTATTTGCTAAAGTTGTATGCTTTGTGTAGTCGATATAAGAATTGAACTTTGAAAGGAGAACGAAATGAAAATTGAGGCAAAGTCTTGGAGATATGGTGAAGACGATGAAGGAGAAAAAAAATTAGGTGGAACTTACGTAGTCAAGTGTGGCAAGACAGAGGTTGCAGAAAAGAATTTTAACTTGGGATATTCTAATACGCCCATTAAATTCCCTGCTGCGTTGCTTGCTAAAATTGAAGCAATTGATGCCGAGGTGTGTCAGGCTATTACTAACAACTTTGCAGAATAGGAAGGATTGGAAAATGGACAAAACACAAGCAATTAAAGAAGCACATCAACAAAGAACAGAGGAAGCAGAAAGTAGATTTAAGGACAGAGTAGCAACTGCACTTTACAACATTGACCGGAGTGCAAAAGATTTACGGGCAGCCAAGAAAATATTAGCGGACTTAGAATACCAAGCACCAAAAGAAATCGACATCGACTGATTGTTTACCCTTGCTCGGTTCAGCCGTAGCTTCAAGGCAGGCAAGGGCTTGAAAGGAGATATAATGACAGTAGACAGAGTAGATGATTGGAAGCTTGGCGATTTGGCAAAAGGAGATATAATGGAACATACAAAAACAATACAAATTAGGAAAAATGGTAAGCCCACCAATGAAACATTTACAATTATTACAGATGTTGAAACTGATGGAAGATTGTTTTATGAAGAGCTGATGAACGCAGAACACGCCAACCACCTTGTCCTGTGCTGGAACGAGTATGATGATTTGCTGGAAGCATTAGAAGCATTATACAACGATTGCCGAAACGTGCCAATGGACGAACAGCGCAACGAGGTTATGCAAAAAGCAAGTGATGAAATCGCCAAAGCAAAGGAGTGAACTATGAAACGGTGCAAGGATTGTAAATGGCTCACTTTTCCCAAAAATCGTGGCATTACTGTCAAGGGCATTAGATATGGAATTTGTAAGTTTGTTTCTGTGTGTGTGCCGCCGACTGCATCGTTGAATTATTTTTGTAATAGTTACAAACGCAAATGGTACAAACTCTGGAGGCCGAAATGAAACGGTGTAGGGATTGCAGGCTTGGTTTATTGCCCATTCTTTTTTTTAGCAAGGGTTGGTGTAAGTATTGGAGACAAGAAATCGTAAAAGAAATGCGAGGCTGTTATTACTATGAGCGTAAAAAGTGGAAATTCTGGAGGTCAAAATGAGTAGATTAAAATGCAGAACCCTTGGCAATGGCGAGTCATTTGTGCTTGGTTTTGCAGTCTCACACTATTTAGGTTGTTGCGATTGCGAGCTAACCCATAAGTTTACAATTGAACCAAATGATAAGGATTCAGTCAGGATAACAATGTGGCGAGATAAAGGAAAAACCGCTCAGCGCAGACGCAGGAAAAAGGAGACAAAATGACAACCCTAATACAAATCGAGGCAGAAGCCAAGAGAAGGGTTGATGAAGATTATGAATTGGGCTTGTTTTGTCCGAGAATAATCTATGTAACTGCGGGTGGAAAACTTAAAATCTGGCCGTTTTATGAAAAAGAGGAATTAGAGGCGTATGATGAACCTATATCTATCGTGTGGAAAGATAAGGTGGAGATATTATGAGAAAATTCAGAGGCAAACGCAAAGATAATGGTGAATGGGTATATGGTAGTTATTATACCAGAAGATACGACCCAGATAGACCAGAAGATATTATTATCGACACCGATGGAGTAATGTTTATAGTCATCCCTGAAACAGTAGGGCAAAGCACCGGAAAAACGGAAAGGTGGAGGCAAGATAGATTGGTATGGGAGGGTGATATAGTAAAGTTTCGTTTTGAGTATGGTTTCATTGGGAATTTACAGCAAAAAACCGTAAGGGCTGTTGTTGTGTATAATACTAATACTGCCCAATACGAAGTTGGAGGGCATTCGCTTGAAGATGCCCTTGATAAGGGAGGCAAGGTTATCGGCGACATCCATTCAAACCCAGAATTGCTTGAAACCGACCCAGAAACGCAATAAATATTTTTATTATTTTCCTTGACAAAACAAAAAGGTTATATTAGGATACAGTTATGATAATAACATTACACTTTACAGAACACACCGTAGTAGGCAAGAATGTAATTGCCATTGTAAACAAGCTAAAGGCTTTTGATAAGTACACATATATCAGTTCCCACGCCCTTGCAGGCCAAATCCTAATTGAGGCGGGGGAAAAGGAAATAGAAAGACTGGAAGCCGAACAGGAAAAGATTGAGAGGTTGAAAAATGAACGATAAATATATTTTAGATGAGAACCATCAGCTAATAGAATGTGATGATTTAATGAAGTGGGCTAACTGGTTTGAAAATGCTAAACGCAGGGTAGCAAAAACCACATTAGCTAATGACGTTATGGTTTCAACTGTGTTTCTGGGTTTAGACCATAATTTCGGCAAAGGTACACCTATCTTGTTTGAAACAATGATATTTGGCGGGGAGTTCGACCAAGAAATGGATAGATATTCCACTTGGGATGAAGCGGAAAAAGGCCACGAAAAAATGGTAGCCAAAGCAAAATCTCACTTTTACCAGCACAAAGAAAAGCGGCAGAGTAGGTTATAAAGCTCTTTTATATAATAATATCACAGACCGGCGACCAATCTCCTCCCCTCCCCAATCTCGCTTTTACAGGTTGCCGGTCGGAATTATCCTCCTCTCCGAAGCCAGCAGCAACCTACTGGGACGAGGGCAAAGACATAAGCTGCTGGCTGGAATAATAACTTATTTTAGAAGGGAGTTAATTATGAACAGAGATGTTTACGTAACAAGGGACACGATTAGGGTTGGGGTTGCAGTTTATCCCGCTCACATCGGTATCAGAAAATTCAAGGGGTGTGTAGAATACGGTGCTGCAAACGAGGCAATTGAGCCAACTCTATGGTTTGGAATACTTGGTCGTGCTATGTCGCTAAGTCTAAAAGACTGCAAATACATCTACGGCTTCATTCCCAAGGCAGGCGAGGCGTGGCTGATTGAAGGCGGGAAGAAAACAAAAGTGGATATTGATTTTACAGATTAAGGAGTAAATTATGAAATCTACAATCTGCACTATTTTGGTCGGGATAGTAATTGGCATAGCTGCTATCTTCTATGTCGAGAAAAGTACTCGTCTTGCCCACGAAATACTTACTCTTGAAACTATGCTTGACGATTGCCACGCAGTAATCAAGGAACAGGCCGACCACGTCCAGACCATAGACGAGCTTCAGCGGGGGTTAAAAAGATTAGGTCTCTATGAAGGCGAGCTTGATAGTATTTGGGGTAAAGGTTCAACAGAAGCCCTGAAAAGACATAGTTTCAACGGATATGCTTTAGTATATTTTGACCCTAATACTTATAGGAGTAAATGATGGTTAAATACAAAACATCTGGCTGGGGCAATGACATTGACAAAATAGAAATAATAAGGGAAACCAAACATTCTGTATGGATTAAAGGCAAAAGATGGGGAGAGTCTTGCGAGCAGCGTTGCCAAAAAGCAACAAGATGGGATATTTATCATAATAGCTGGGCGACAGCCCACGCTCACCTTCTTGGTAGAGCAACAAGAAATGTAGAATCCGCAAAGGACCGATTAGAAGAATGCGAACAAAATCTTAGAGAAATTCAAGCTCTAAAGGAACCAAAATGACTGACAGATTTCAGCCCCCAGACGACTTTGTGCCTGACGAAATTGACGAAGATGAAGCTATAAACATAGCAGACGAAATAAAAGAGGACAAACGATTATTTGAAGGAGAAAACTAATGGATTGGATTACGCAAGAACAAGCAAAGCAGGCAGCAGAACAAGGCGAACTACCATCCCTTGAATGTTCACTTGAACACCATCAGCAGGGACGGGACGCTACTAAATTAGAGTTGATAATGGCGATTGAGAACGGGAATTGTAGTATGGGAGGCCAACTTTGTGCTTGTTGCAGTAAATATAGGCTTATCTCATCGGCTGGTTCCTGCAAGGATTGTCCACTTGAAGAGGCCACGGAAATCCACCAAAAACTCGGTCAGCTTATAGCATATGCCAAAAGAAAACAAGAGAACAAAAAATGCTAACCGAAACCCACGTAACAGCCCTGCTCTTTAGAATAGCTTGTGATTGTTTTGAAGATGTAGGTATTATTGAAGAACATTACACGGCCAGAGGCATAGAGGCAACTGTTTTGAATAGAGCGGACAACAAAGAATATATACTAACCTTAGAGGCAAAAGATGACTGACTGCACGGCTTGTGAAAAGGGCTTTCTTTTTGTAGTTGAGGCGGTTCTGTCCGAGAATGAGGCCAGAATCAAGAAGTTGGTTCTGTGTGATACGTGCCGAGCCGTAATAAATAGTACACTTAAAGAATCTGAAAGGAAGAAAAAATGACAATAGCTGACATTCTCAAATACCCAGTCGGGTACAAGTTTGGCGGGTGTGAATTAGAGATTAAGCACGCCAGAAAACTACGCAACCCCAAAGACAAAGGTGTGTGGTATCAGGAAGTAACCTTAGTTGATGAAACTGGCGAAATGCCTGCTGATGTCAAAATTGGCAAACGCAACCCTTTGCGACGAACAGCCGAAATCCATCTTATAGTTGCTGAAATTCAACGATGTGAAACGGGCAAAAAAATCTATATTGACCAATTCTCATTTCCAACCCAATCCGAGCCGGACGAATGGAATCCCTTACTTGCCCCCACAGATGTCAGGAGTAGGGTTAAATGCTGGCTTGTGGCGGCAAATGTAGAACCAGGCAAAAACACCGACCTTGTGATGACTAATTTACTGGCCTTTGCCGAACACCCAATGTTAGAAAAAGTCATAGATTCGATATTAAAAGGTTGACAAATCCACCTATGTAAGATATGATAAGAAATTGAAAGGGGTAAAATGATGACTGAACAAGAAAAACTCAAAGCACAAATTGAGCAAAACGACACAGACCAACATAAACTCAAAGAAGAACGGGAGAGATTGCAAGGCACACTTGATAAACTGCGAACACCATATTATTCCATAGGCGATAGATTTATAGGGAAATGGAGCGAGAAATGGATATTAAGCTATCAGGGTAGCAAAAGACCATCTTTTGTATCAATGGTTTGTTTGCGGGATGGTACTCGACATCACAATGCGTTTTCGGTTATGAATACTCGTGAGATAACACCAGAAGAGTTTAATGCAATTTGTGATGGGCATATATTCAGGCGGTATTGGGATATAAAAAAAGGATTAAAAAATGACTGACCTAACATTAACCGCAATTCAAGCGTTATCACCAGAAGAACAGGAACAGTTTAAGGGCTATATTAACCAATCTCTAAGGCGAATGAGAAGTAGGCAGTCAGCCATAAACAGATTATTAGAAACAGATTTTGAAAGGAAACAGAATGAATTTTAACGCAGTCAGACAGGCCAATGGTGCCAATTTAACAATAAGCGCTATCGCCGACAGAATAGACGGGACTTCTTTTATCCCGTCTGGAACTCCCAAGCAGGACTGTAAGTTTACCGATTCTAAAGGCGAACAGCAAAGCGTAACGATATGGCAAGGTAACGGTCAGCCCATACCCGAAGGCAAAGTAGGGCAAACACTTTCAATCAACATAAGCTGTAAAACCAAGGGCAACCGGACTAATTACGGCGGATTTTGGAACGCCACCGCCCAAGTGGCACAGTTAAGCTCACAACCTGCCTCTCAGGGCGCCCAGAACGCCGCAGGAAGCCAAAAACCAGACTGGGACGCCATAGCAGAGGGTAAAGTCCGGCACGGGCTTGTATGTGCAGCAATAGAATCCAATCAACTAGTCTGTAAGGATGTTTCCGACCTCGATTACTGGAAAAAGTATGTTATGACAGGCACAGTACCGGCAGAAACAGTAGATGATATACCATACTAAGGAGAAATAATGGAAGCAATACAGGTAGGCGCAGAAATTGAAAAAGCTATTGCGGCTCTCGGCGAAGAAGGGACGAAGTCCAAAGACCTAATTCAGGCCAAGGCACGGGCTATGGCCGATTACGATAAGGAGTTGGGGAGGAAAGTCGGGGCATTAAGGGCTTCCGGTACAGCAGTTAGTATTATCGACAAGAAGGCCAAGGGCGAAACTTCAGAAATGCTTTACAAAAGAATCGTAGCCGAAGAATCTCTGAAAGCCCACTATTCAAGAATGGGACAGTTAGAAGCACAATTAAACGGCTTACAGTCTTTGAACAAGCATTTGGAATATACTGTACATTAAACTATAACGGAGCGGGCAAAATGATTAGATTTTCTACCGTGAATAGAAAATGAGAACTAAATAGTAAAAAGGCACACACGGGGCTTGTTGTCCCTGCCCGCTCTGTTTTTATTAAAGGATTGAATGATGGATGAAGAACAAAAAGAAGCATTGGGCTTTGTTTTGCGCCAAGCTATAAAACTTGGTTCTGTATTAGGTTCGTGGTTAGATTCAGATATGAAGTTCTGTCATCATGCAGCCAATGACGCCTTAAAGGCAATGACACCCCATTTTGTTAGTGAGATAGAAACTCGCTTTAGGGAGATAGAAAGAAAAAAATCTGGTCTTTGCCAACTGTGCGGTAAAAAAAGAGAAGATTAGCCAAGCCCTAACCCCCAAGGATGGTTAATGAAGATGCCGGTAAATGAAATTATATGTGGAGACTGTTTGGAAGTTATGAAGGACTGGCCTGATAACTGCGTGGATTTGGTGGTAACAAGCCCGCCGTATAACATTGGCAAGGAATACGACAAACATCAAGACAGAAAGCCGTGGCCAGAATTTATGGATTGGTTTAGACAGGTTTTTATGGAACTAAAGAGGGTTTCGAGAGACGTGGTCTTGATTATAGGAACCCACAATAACCTCAAATTCTATACAGAAGCAAGAGAGTTATTGCATTTAGCTGAAAACTGTAGATGTATTTATATGCCAACTTGGTCTATTGTTAATCCGATAGAATTAGCTGTATATTGCTATGAAGACAATTCTGCTTGGACAAAAAAACACCTTTTGCCAATTATTTGTAATGGAACTTTAGCGACGTTTGTACCTGTGGTTGTCGGCAAAGCAAATACAGAACAACTATACGATAATCACCCTTGCACGTTTCCAACAAGGTTCCCAAGAGTTTTTATTGAGGCGCTAACCGCCAAAGAGAGTATAGTTTTCGACCCTTTTGTAGGAGTAGGCACAACGGCTATGGTTGCAAAGCAATTAAAGAGAAACTACATAGGAATAGACATATCCGAGGAATACTGCGAGATAGCCAGGATGAGGATTAAAGCAGTTGAGATTGGCGTACCAGTTAAAGAACAAAAACAAGGGCAAATAGGTTTATTTGAATAGCCAGGGAAGGCAATGAAGAAGTTTATACCACCAACTCTTGCAGAAGTCTATGACTATATCACAGAAAAGGGATATAAAGTAGACGCCGAGAAGTTTATGGAGTATTTCACCGTAGGCGATTGGATAGATTCTAAGGGTAATAAAGTCCGTAACTGGAAACAGAAGATAATCACTTGGTCTGGGGGGGAGAAAGTAGAGAACAAGTCTTGTGTTATCTGTCGCAATAAAGGAACCTCTTTCCAGATGACTAAAGACAAAAAGGTCTGGCTCTGTGATGAGTGTAAAAGATATTTGGGTGGAAACTGGGGCGGCGTTCCGCTGGCTAAATTAGAGAGAATCATCGAACAGAACAAAAGCAGAATAGATAAGCGCTTGTCCCAGCCAGACCAAGACGCAGTTTTGAACCAGCAAAGACAAACAGCATTGCGAGGACTAAAGAAAAATTAGGTTGGTAAGAAAGGGGAATGAAATGGTTAAATTAGATAAGTGCATAGACTGCCAAGCAAAGTTAACAGAACAGAACCGTAGCAAGCTTCAGCCTGGCATTAGATGTTTGGGTTGTTTTGAAATATTCAATAAAGACGTAACAAAAACATTGGAAGATATGATAGCCGAAATGGATGAGCAAGCCCTGAATTTGCCTGCAAAGAAAGGATGAGAAAAAATGGAATGTTCTAAGTGTTTATATCAAGGTGATAGTATAGAATTTTGCGCCCAACCTGAAATATATTGCAGGGCTGTGGTTGAGCAACTCCAGACCGAGCTTGCGGAAGCCAAAGAACGCATAGAACTTGCTGTTGATTATCTACCAGAATGTCCAGATAAAGCTAAAGGTTTTCTTGTGAACCCAAAGAGAGGAAAGAATGATGGTTAGACGATACCCAAGAAGCAGTGCTACAAAGTTTCAAGCAGGTAGGGTTATAAACGCCGAATCGAGAGCAAGAAAAAATGCCAAACGATACCGAGAGCAAATCGAGCAGCTCCAAACCGAGCTTACGGAACTAAAAGCAAAAACAGGTATTCCTGAAACCTTACGTGAATTGGGTGAGGCAAGAGCTGAGGTTGAAAGGCTGAGAAGACAACCAAGATGTCCTTGTGGTGAAGAATTAGAGGGCTTAGGAATAGACATAAATACCAAAGAAGAAGTATGGCAGTGTAAGGGTTGTCAATTACAAATGATTATCGAAAAACATTAAGCCCTGCCAGAGAGGAAAGAATGAAATCTGAACGCAAACGACTGACTGATAGGCTGGACGAGATAATCCTAAAGATTATTAGACTTGTCCATAAAGGCAAGTGCCAGAGATGCAAGAAAGACGTTGAAGGTTCTAATAGCCAGACATCTCATATAGTCCCTAAGGGCAATGGCGCAAGCTGGCGCAGGTTTGACTTGGGAAATATCCAACATTTATGTCATTACTGCCATTTAGGTTGGTGGCATAAGAATATCCTTGAAGCGGCTGCGTGGTTTAGAGATAATTGGCCTCATCTTGACACATATTTGGAAAAGTACCGAGGCGGGAAACCAGCTATAATAAAGACCTTTGAAATGAAAGACTTATTGGAACAGTATAAACAAAAGTTGAAAGACTTGAAAGGAGACTAAAATGTGGATATGGATTGGTATAGGATGGGTGCTGTGTGGGATTTTGGCCTTTGTTGTAATGTGGCGGGGGTGGGGCGTTTGTTTTAATGGAAGATACCAATGGGCACAATACATAGAAAGCATAATATGTTTTGTATTGGGGGTGATTGGGCTTATAATCGCATTGTTAATGGTAGGTAAATACTGTTTCAAAAGGAGAACCAAAATGAAGATTTATTGGGACGAAAACTTACAGCAGATTAGAACAAGGGGCGGGAAGTGCTTGTTGGACAGAACAAGTGCAGGAAATTATCGAGGGATAGTAAATGGCCATATAGCTGTAATACAAGATATGGGCAAGAGGATAAGAGCATTAGAAGATATTGGGCAAGGATTTGCACCGGCACACTTTAGGCTGTTGGACAAACTTGAAAAACAACTCCAATGCTCTGCCAAGACTCAAGGCAAGCATAAGATGGTGTTTGTAAAGAAGGGCAGTGAAGAAACAACAACTTATAATAATACACTGCCTACGCCTACGTGGTTTGTTACATATACATATTCTTATGGTACATCTGATAGGGATTTTGTTTTCAAATGCTCTGTCTGCGACCTTGAAATAACTAAAACCGAGAAAGAGCTATCTGCTGTAGAGAAAGAAGGATTGAAGAAGCTGAAGCTTTTATAGAAAGGGTAAAAATGAGAGACCTTATGATAATACTGGGTACGATAGCCATTGTTGTAGTTTTAACTATGCTACTGTATTTTCTTTCCGGCTGTGCCCTGGTTGCAACTAAGGACATATTCTACGTCCGAATAGGGTCGCAGGAAATAGACAGTTGTGCGGGCTGGACAGACCCGAATGGAATATCGTGGTTTTACTTTACCAAGCAAAAGGCCAAGATTGAGCTTGACCCGTTAAAGATAGGGGGCTTGTTGTGAAATACAGATTGCTTAAAGGATACAAATATGAGTTGTTGCGGTTCGTCAAGGTTGCCACAGGACTTCCCCATGCCTTTAAGATTGATACCCAATACATAGTCTTGCACGATGGCGTTTTATTAGTCAGAAAACACTATGCTTGGGATGGTGCTTCTGGTATATTTACCGTAGATACTAAGACATTTATGCGTGGCAGCTTGGTACACGACTGTTTATATCAACTTATTAGAGAGGGTTATCTTCCTCGTGAAATATATCGACGGTATGCCGACAAAATATTGAGAGAGATTTGCCTCCAAGATGGTATGAACAGATTCAGGGCTTGGTATGTTTATAAAGCTGTTAGAATGTTTGGTAAGAAATCGTCAATGCCCAGAAAGAACCCAAGGGGCAGGATAGTGGAGATATGATTAAGCGTATTAAATTAACACAGGGCAAATTTGCATTAGTTGACGATGAAGACTTTGAATGGCTTAACCAGTGGAAATGGTGTGCGGCTTGCAGCAAAGACCATTGGAATGCCTGTCGTGGCCAAGGGGTTCTTATGCACCGTGTTATTATGAATGCTCCCAAAGGATTACAAGTCGACCACAAAAACCACAACGGTTTGGACAATCAACGGTATAATTTAAGATTGGCTACTCAATCGCAAAACAATTGGAATCGCAGAGTATTGCCGAAAGGCAAGTCGAAATACAAAGGCGTTTTTCCATCTTGTTTGAAATCAAGGCCTTGGGCGGCTTCAATTAAACTCAATAATAAATCAACTTTTTTGGGCTACTTTTTTGCGGAGAAAGAAGCTGGCCTTGCTTATGACGAAAAGGCATTAGAACTGTTCGGTGAATTTGCGTGTATAAACTTTCCAGAAGACAAATAGTATGAGTAAGCCTCGCCTACGACAAGGAGGTCAAGGGCGAGGTATTTAAGGAGCCAAAATGAAGCTAATAGCCATATCCGGCAAAAAACAGAGCGGAAAGACAACGGCGATTAAAGATTTACAGAGCAGGATAGATGTTTGTGAGGTCTTGAATTTCGCAGATTGTCTAAAAGAATTAGTGTTCAGCTACTTTGCTGCGCCTACAGAAGAGTATAAACATACTATACACGAACCGTTTATGACCGAAGAATCCAAACAACTCAAACACCCCTGTGGCAAGACTTATAGAGAACTACTTCAGATTATAGGCACTGATATGTTCAGAGGATTATGGCCTGAGATATGGATTGAAAACTATAAGTTCAGGGCGGGAATATTATGTACTGATTACCCCCAAGAGCTTACAATACTTACTGCCGATGTCAGATTTCCTAATGAGGTCAAGTGCATACAAGAGTTAGGCGGTCACGTTATCAGGTTATTAAGAAACCCCTTTGGCGATAAGCATGAATCAGAAACGGCATTGGATTTAATGGAACGATTTTCATTGGACGGCGGTGTAGCAGTCCACTGCATACCATCTAATCCGGAAGATGATAATTATGAGGGACAAGTACGACTTTTAGACAATCTTAACATAAGATTTGACGCCGTTCTCGACAATCGAAATATGAATATTCCAGAACAGAACAAGGCCGTAATAGAACTTATCAAGGAAAGAAAGTGGCTATAGAAAGGAAATGGCTATGGAGATTAAATTCAGGGATGGTTTATGGTATTTTGCTCACCCGTACACTTGCAAAGATGAAGATGGTAACTATGTTTTAGGTGGCGAAGAAGCTAATTTCAGACTATGTTGTTATAGGGCAGCACAACTAATAGAGCGGGGATTTGTGATTTACGCACCTATAGCACACACACATCCTATACACCTTAGTTACCCGCAGTTTGTAGGTCAATCGGTACACGATATGTGGTATGAACTTGACAATGCCTTTATTCAAGCTGCTGGATTTACAGGCATTATACTCGCACCGCTATGGGAAACGTCAAAAGGATGTATTGCTGAGAAAGAAATGTTTGAAGGGCTTGGTCGAGAAATTAAATACTTTGATGATGTGATTGTTTAAGAGAATACTGGACGCTGACTTTGAGGCAGAAAGGGAGTAATGAAAAAGGAAATTAAGAAATTACAGGAACAAATATCAGCACAAGAACAGCAAAGGGTTGGTATTGGCGAAAAGATTCAACGGCTCAAATCCAAAATGTACCAATTAGAAGTTGACCCAAAAATGCAAGCTATGATAGGCAAATGTTTCAAATGTCGCAATAGTTATGGCGCAAATCAAAAAGATTGGTGGCTATATTCCAAAGTTATAGACTACGAACCGCAGAATAAATTACTTGTAGTTTGCACTTATCAACGAACATCTATGGACAATATAAATATCTGGATTAAAAGGCCAATATTTTCAATAAGCCCCTTAGATTATCGCCTATTTGAAGTTCCAATTACCACCAAGCAATTTGATGTTTGCTTAAATAGGGCAATCGAGGAATTGGAGAAAATGAAAGAACTATGAACTGCCATCTCTGCCATAAGCCCACAGCCCTGACCGAGACAGAGCTTGCCAGACTTGGTACAAAGCTGGCCTGTGCCGACTGTGCCGTAAAGATAGCTGAACAGATTGAACTATATGTTAAAGTATTTAAGGAATGGAAAAATGGAACGAAAAAAGGTTTATGAACTAATTGATGGCGAAAGAGATTATCAAGATGAAAAATGGCTAAAGTTTTTCGGTTGTCCCCGCCCCGAAATTGACTGCGACCATTCAGCTGCAGACTGGCTTGGTTATATCAGATACACAGCACACAAGGCCGATGAAACCCTATATTTCTTGAATAAGGGGGATACATTGGCGCATATCCGTAAAATAGCTGCTCTGTGCGTAGCTTGTATGGAACACAATGAAACTGAACCAAGAAAGGATTCTAATGGAAGCACAAATAACACGTAGGTGTAAAAACAAGGCCGTGCGCTGGTTTGGCTATCCTGATATTCATTTCCCCGACCAAGATGAAGAAGCCCTTGCCGTAGCTGAGGCCGCGCAAAGAGAATTTAAGCCCGAATTAGTGATAGTTGGAAACGATATGCTCCAGGCCACGCCTTTTTCAAGATTCGGTAATCAGACCATTGAAGAGTCTGTGGCAAAGGACTTCAAGGAAACCGAACTTGACCCTGCCAATGCCTTTATAGACAGGGTACAAAAACACACCGACTTTACCTATTTTCAAGAAGGCAACCACGATGCCCACATAGAGAGATGGGCTGTCCAGCACGGCAATGGTGCAGTGTCGGTGTTTAGTCTAATCTCGCCGAGAATAAATTTGAGTGAAGGCAGGAAAGATTTTCTCTATATAAAACAGGGTAACAATGTCCAGCTTCATAAAAATTTAATCTGTGTCCACGGCTGGTCGTATAGTATCCATTGCGCCTCTCTCCATAGAAGGAAAAGTCCATTCCAATCAGTGATATTCAACCACGCCCACAGAATGCAGTCCGATACTCTAACCTATCCGGCTTCGGATATGCCCACTACAGCCATGTGTGCAGGGTGTCTTTGTAAGAGAATACCAATGTATAAGCACGATGGCAACCCTACGGGCTGGACTCACGGCTTCTGGGTGGCTTATGTGGGTCGTGATTCGTTTACTATGTATTCAGTAATTATAAACAAAGGCAGAGCGATTTTGCCAAATGGAAAAGAAGTTAAGGTTGTATGAATTTGAGGATTAAAGGAGAATAGAATGGAAGACTGGAACAGCCCATACGTTGAAGCTTTAACCAAGGCCAATCGCAAACTCGAAGGCGAGGTCTTGGACTTGAGGGGTGAGAATGAGAAGCTGAAAGAAACGTCTAAGGCACAAGGCAAAGAGTGTGAACTTAGACATAACCTTTTATGTGAAGTATATAGAATTGTCGATGAATATTTTTCAACTGAACCCTAAAAGGAGAACAAAGATGGCTCAAGCATACATTCAGCGACACGATGGAGAATGGATTGATGTTACTGATGGGCAATTACTTGCTTGTTGTGATTGTGGCTTGATACACAAAGTAGAATATGCTATATTAGATGGTAGGATATTAAAAAGAGCGTTTCGTGATAATCGAGAAACAGCGTATCGGCGCAATACAAAAGATGTTAAGAAAAGCATTTGTAAGTTGAAAGGAGAATAGAAAATGAATTTAATGGAATTTCTTATAGCATTAAAAGATACCGAGGGAACAAGTTGGTCTGATGATGATATTAAGAGGTGGACAAAAGAACTCTTCCGGCTTCAAGCCAAATTAGAAGTGGCAGAGGAAGATGTGGCAAGAGTAGAACGGAATTACAAAAATAGATGTGAAATAACCGAGGATTTGAAAGCCCAACTCTCGGATTTGAAGGGCGAGAATGAGAAGCTGAAAGATGAGGAATTACGACTTTTGCGCCGGATTGAACAGTTGATTATAGAAAAGTATACACTGGAGGAATATAAGCGCAAACAAGAAAAATTAGATGAAGCTAATTTTGAAGTATTAAAACAATTGGCTCAAGAAAATAAAGAATGAAAAACGTCAGACTACGAGAACAAACAGAGAAGCCCCTCCAGGACTATAACCCTGACCAGCCCAGCCGGCTCAAAAGGCGTGTAGAAGCTGCAAGGGACAAGCTGGAGGTCTTTCCTGTGGTTAAGCCCAAGTTAGAATGTAAGTCTTGTAAATGGAAGCACGAATGCGTGAACTTTGGAAAGATTAGGGATTGTCTGCAGTTTGAAAGGAAGTGAAAGATGAATTGGTTAGACGAAGAAGTAGAGTTTTATGATTTTATCTGGACAGATGGTGTGGATGCCTGTTCTGAATGTATAACCGATGAACTATTTGAAGATTTCCAAAAGGGTGGCGATAAATTTGAAAAAATGAAATCGGTGATTCTTAAAAAGTTTCCTACAAAGGAAGATGCAATAAAGGCGTTTCTTGAGAGCCATCAAGTTTCAAGCAATTAAACCTTAAACCCCTTTAGTTTCTGTATATTTTTAATTGCAGATATTTCTTATCGGGATTACAGTGGCGTATTCAGCCACATTGACATCTATTATCTCAATACCGTATTTAATCTTGGCTTCATCCAAGTCATTAACAACATCTTCAATAATGTCCTCGCAATTCAAAACAGCAGAAGCCGAGACAGCTAATCTAAAAGCGTTCATAGCATCTTCTTGAAGATTACCAGCTACATCAACATTATTAAGTAGTGCTATTTTAGGGCTGGTTATTCTATAAAAAACAGAACCGTTAATGACATAAGTTTTGCCATTTTGGGCAGTTAGGGTTTGGTTTGGCAAATCTACCTTATTCGTAGATATTGAAATAGTAAGAATTTTGGTGATTATTGGCCAATAGAATCTATACCTGCCACCGTATAGGGTAGTAACATATCTGCCGAACCGGAGAATTACTGCACCTTTGTCTGGGCTTATTGTTTTGAACCGTGGCAGGAATTGTAACAGATTATATAAAAATTCAATCAGATATTCCATCTAACTCCCATGTGAATTCTATACCAACGCCATCAGATTTACCTTTTGTTTCTTCATATTTGTCTTGTGATGTCCACGCACTAACAGTCATAGAGTCAGGAAGGCTACAGCTAGCAAACAAAAACAAGATTATTATGAGCCATTTCATTCCGGCAACCGTTCCAGAATCGCCTTGAAGCCAGCTTCCTGTCTCTTATCAATCTGGTCAAGACGGTACTTAATCAAGGGTATGGCCTGCGCTGGTTTGCAGCCGGTCTCATCTAATCTTACGACCTCTTTAGCTATGGCCTTGGTATCGGCCTGCTGTAATGCCCAGCCAGCTACACAGGCGGCAAATATAACCGCCGAGGTGATTATCAAATGGATTAACCTGAACCCGTTATTTTTTGGCATCTTTCTTTTCCTTTGGTTTTACTGGTTCTTTTATCTCTATGGCTTCGGCAATTACTATAGCAGTTCTCATTGTAGCAAAAACTTCATTGGTTGTACCGCCGGCAAGGCGGGCATTGAGACACAAAGCCAGTATCATATTCTTGGTTTGTAAAGAATCTACTTGAATTTCCATAAGAGTCCTTTCTATTCCAGTTCCGTTATTGTTTTATTTCGTACCAGTATTCTTTTGGCTACCCCATCATAGTGACGCAGTCTATATCTGATATGGCCAAGGATTTCCTGCTCAAAATCAGCTTCGGTCATTGGTTCACCGTCCTCATTTTTGTTATAAGGCAAGGATTTTAGTTCTTCCGATGTTAATGGCAGGTCTATTATCATTATGATGTCCTTTTTTTATTTGGTTAATTCCGTTCTACTGCCTATCGTGTCTTGTTCGACGTGAATGCCTACCTGTATCACAAACGGGTCAGAGGCCGGTTCGGCGCCGGAAGATGCTATTCGTCTTATTCTCCCTTTTATACTTGCTCCCTGTAAAAAATTACCCGTAGCATCCGTGCCCACGTCAATTACCCACGAAGTTTTGTCAGTTGTCCCTGATGGTATGGTAATCTCGGCGTTTATCGGGGTTGTTCCTGTATAAACATCGCCAAACGCGCCTGAGGTTTGATTGTCCACTAATTCATATTCTATCTCGAACTTTATAGTCTTATCTGAACCCTCCTGACCGTTGGTTGCCCCGTGTAAATGAAATAATATCGTAGATGCCTCTTTATATGAATGAGAGATTTCTGATGTGAACTCTTGAAAATCATTAACGCCATAAGTGTATGCGTTCAGATTACCTATAAAACCCGACCACGTCGGGGCGTTGGCGGCAGGGACTTTAGCGGAATCAAGACTAATAACAATATCTTCAAATACTGTAGCCGTGCCGTTAAATTCTAATGTTCCATCGGTCTCAAATTTTGAGAAATTACTTGAATCACCGAACCGGCTCTCGGCATTAAATAGATTTGTGCCAGTAGCTGCAACCTGTTCGATATTACCCTTGAATTTAGCATTACCAACCGTTCCTAAAGTTTCAATATCTCCTGTTGTAATTCCAATAGTAAAGGAAGGGTTACCGTCCGCATCACGAAACTCATAATTGACTGCACTAAAAAAAAGACCGGCATCGCCTGCCTTGAAAGCATATTCGTTAGTAACTATCCCATAATAACCACCACTGGCAAATCTTAGAACACCATCATCCTGAATTATGCACTTTGGATTACCAGCACCATCTTGCCCAACCCGAAGCATATTACCGCCACTGGCATCACCAAAGAGGTCTAATCTGTCAGCGCTTTCGTCCCACAGAAGAGAATGACCAGTGGTAGCACCCCAAAATCTAACATCGTGGCCTGTATCATCTACCCCTACTGTTAATGTACCATTTATCGTTACTGCATTAGCCACCAATTGAATTAAATCATCATCACCACTAAAACCAATCAATCCTTTCCTGTCTTTATCAACATACAACCTAATATAG